CTGGTCGAGCGGCGACGGCCCCTGCCCGCGTGCGACCGGCTGGCTGGTGGCTTCCAGCATGCGCAGCCGGGTCGGATCCTGCTCACCCTGCTTGAGGTAGTTGTAGCCGGACGCGGCATTGGTACCGGCCCGCTCGGCTACGCCGGTGAGCTGCTCATGCGGTCCGCCCTCACCCATCGCGGCGGCGTAGCGTTCCTGGGTGCGATCGAACACGGCCGGCGGCACGCCCTGATTGACCGCGGTGCCGCGCATCTCGCGGGTAGCAGCGGCTTCGACATCGCCGGCGTAGCGGCTCGGGATCGGATCCATACCTTCGCCGGCGATCCGGGTGCCGCTGCGGAAGTCGCGCAATTGATTGTAGGTGCCACTGGTATCGAGGATGGCGCCGGTGACCGGGTCGCGTGGGAACCGCGCCTCGATCGCGTTGGCGCGGGTCTCCAGCGGCCGGGCGGTGATCGGATCGGTCTGACCTGCAGCCTGGCGCAGCGCGTCCAGCACCGGCTGCCAGTCGGCCACGGCGCCCGGCCCGACCGTCTGTGCCAGGGCTTCCTGCGGCGCCGCCACCCGGGTCCGCAGGTCGTCGGCGTTGGTCCTGGCGATGTCGCCTACCGCGGCGCCGATGTCGGCCGGCGCCGGCGTCGGATTGACCGAGCCTCTGGCGTCGGCCATGTCGTCCCAGGCGGCGCCGGTCTGGTCGCGGGCATTCATGCGGCGGTTCTGGGTGAAGGTAGACGCGCCGAAACGGTTGGCGTTGGCATTCTCCCGCATCCGTATGGTGTCGTTGCCGAGCGCGCTGGCCGGTAGTTGGACGCCCTCGACCCGCGCCGCCTGCGCAATCTGCGGTGCTTCCGGCCGGCCCATGCCGCGGTACTTCCAGTCGATGTAGCTGCGCGGCGCCTGGCCGGCGGCACTGGCGCCACCGCCGCCGAGGATCGCGCCGAATAGCGCGCTGGTCTCCGGGTCGACGCCGGCCGTCCGGCCGACCTTCTCGCCGATGTCGGCGCCATAGTGCGAGCCGACTGTCGGCGCCACTGTGGTAGTGCCGAGCCGGGTCAATGCGGCGCGCACCGCCGCCAGCGCGTTCGGCGCCGCGGCCACGCCGCGGGCGATCGCCGACGCGCCGCCGCCGAGCAGGGCGCTGGCGCCGCCTTCGAGCAGTTGCCGGATCGTGCTGGCATCGGCCGGCAGTGGCTCGGCGCCGACCGCGTTCAGCGCCATCGGCCCGAGGTAGGGGATCTTGGTCTCGGGAAAGATCCCGGCCCGGGATCCGGCATTGCCGACGGCGATCGCCAGGTCGGGTATGCCGGTCAGCGCGCCGCCGCCGATCCGCGCGGCGGTGTTGTAGGCGGAATAGGGATCGCTCGGCGTGGCTGGAGCTGCGGCCGGTGCCGGAGCGGGTGTCGGCTCCGCAGTCGGTGCCGATGCCGCGGTGCCGGCCGGCGGCGCTGGCGCGGCGCCGTCCCGCAGCTGCTTGTATTGATCGGTCTTGGCCTGGAACTCAGGCGTGCCTTTCAGGTGCTGATTCTCGGTGGCCCACTGCACCAGGCTTTCCAGGGTGTCGGCCATCACTGCACTCCGAATGCTTCGTTACCGCGTTGGACCACCGGCGGCACTGCCGGGGCGGCAGCGCCGCGCCGCGCGCCAGTGGCTGGTGTTGCGGTGGCGGCGGCTGGATCTACGGCCCGGCCCCGCTGCAGGATGGCTTCCTTGTCGAACGGATGCATCTCCGGCATCTTCGGCACCGCCACGTTCGGGTCGACGCCGCGGCTCTTCGACACCGTGTCGCGGAAGTGATCGGTGACCACGTTGCGGTTCTGCTCGTACTCCTTCATGCGGACGTAGCCCTGCTCGATCAGGTTGGCGCGGGTCTCCGCACTCATCATGCCCTGGTCGGTGAACAGCTTGGAGTACAGCGCCGCCATCTGCTGCGCCATGGTGCCGGCGCCCTGGGTCAATTTGATTTCGCCTTCGCGCACCACCGAGCCCGGGTCGAACAGCTTGGCGATCGCGTAGACGATCTGCAGATCGGTGGTGTTGTTGATCGGCCGGTTGGTGGCCTCGATCAGTGAGTTGTAGCTGGGTATTGCTGACAGGTAGTCTTTAACCTCCTGGGTCCGCATGACGCGGTCGGAGATGTCCAGCGGATCTCCTGCCAGGCTGCCGGTGACCCGTGACGCATTCGGATCGACCGGCGTCCCGGTGCCGGACGTCGACAGCATGCCACCGCGGCCGAGCAGGTCGACCACATGCGGCGGCATCTCCTGGGTGTGGACGTACTTCTCTTGCTTGACGCCGTTGGCTTCCTCGAGCACGCGCGAGGATGGGTAGGCGGTCGGCGCAAAGATCGCGATGTTCATGCGCTCGGCCTGGGTGAGATCGCGGCCGACGCTTTGCCGGGCGATCACTGCCAGCCGCTCGCGGGCGGTGGATTCATCCAGCTTCGGCGTAAGATCCGTAGGTCCGGTGGTGGCGAGCGTGTGACCTGGCGGCACTGCACCGTTGGGGCCAAACAGCGGCCGGTTGGTGCCAAGCTCGGTCTTGTTGTTGTTGGTGGTGACCCGTTGCCCGGTCGGCTGGCCGTCGATGCCGATCACCGCGAGCGTGTGCGCGGCCGGTACGCTTTTCTCTTCGCCGGTGCGGAACCGGCCGGTGGTCAGGAACTGCAAACGGTTCTGTTCGTCCTGATCGGTCGGCGCGCCGCTTAAACCGACGCGGGCCTTGGCATAGCCGCCAGGCAGGTCGCCGGCGCCCTGGTGCGCCTGCGCCCGGGCGGTCGCCTGGAAGAACGGCAGCTCGGCCTTGTAGCGTTCGGCCACCTTCGGATCGACGTACTTCTCCTGGTATGTGGTCGGCGGCAGGAAGGTCTCGCCCGGCAACGTGCTCGGGTCGGCCGGATTGACCGGCCCCTGCTGCTCGATCGGGATGTCGCGGGTGCTCTGTGGCGGCCCGGCAGTGGCAATTGCTGCAGCCGCGGTGTCGCCGGCGGCGACGGCGGCGTCGAACTTGGCTTTGTCCTCGGCCTGCTTCTGTCGCAGCGCGACGATGTGCTCGACCGTCAGCTTCTGGTCGAGCGCCGCCTTCGGCGCGCCAGTGATGCTCTTGGCTATGTTAGTGGCGAGACTGCCCCAGGATGGATCCTGCTGGTAGGTGAGAAATTCCGATCCCATGCTGCCCTCATACGCTCGTAGCTAGCGCGTTGCCGAGGCCGGTCCCGGCAACGCTGGCGCCGGCTTGCGCTAATCCCCCAGCTGCACCGCCGCTGTACTGTGAAATCTTTATCGGCTCGACTGCCTTGGCGACGTTGTAGGCGGACAACTGTCCGGCGCGCTCGTTGCCGGCCAGGCGGATGTCCTGGCCTGCAGCATTAAAAATGCTGTTGGCGCGGTTGGTTAGGCCATACTGCGAGCCGCCGTAGGACTGCACGTTGGCGAGGGCGGCGATACGTTTCCTCGCTTCGATCGCTGCCTGCTGGATATGCCCTTGAATGGCACTCTTCATCTCGTCGGAGCCGTTCTCCTGCCCGGAGAACATGGCAGAGGCGATCGCGTTGGGGTCGCCCTCGGCCTGGTTGGCGATGTCTTCCGGCGTCAGTGCCACCTTCAATCGATCGGCTTCGTTCTCCTGTGCCGCGGTCTGCTTCTTGGCGTCCAGCTCCTCGAGCGAGCCACTGCGCGCGGCCTCGGCATTGAGCCGCAGCTGCTCGTCGCGCTTCAGATATTCTTGGGATTGTCTTCGCTGGTAGGCGACCCACTGATCGTTGGCAGCATTTTGCTGCGAGGCCATGTCTTGCTGCTGCTGCATGTTGTACATCGACATGCCGATGCTGAAGCCAAGACCAATGATCGAGACGGGATCGCACATGGTTCAGCTCGGTTACGTTATGGTTCCAGATCCAGCCTCGCGGCCGGTCCGGGCGGCGAGTGCCTTGTTAGCCTGATACTCTCCGACCGCCGGCGCGACCGCCGAGCCCAGGCCGATGGCGATCGGCTTGAACATGTCGCCCAATGCGCCCGGGTTCGGCTGCTGCAATTGCGCGTTGCCGGCAGATGTCGCCGCGGTGTTGGCGGCGACGGTAGGGTCTTCGGTGGCGTACAGCTGGTTGTAGGCTTGCTGCTGCTGCGCCGCGATCGATTTGCGCAACTCAGCCGTATCAGTATCGGCCTTGGCCTTCAGCGCCGCCTCGTTGACGCCCTGCTGCTCGGTCAGCTTGTTCTGCACGAAGCCGGCGGCGCCGGAGCGTAACAACCCGGCGCGCGCCAGGTCCGCTTCGGAGGTGCGCTTGGCCTCGCCGTACTGCTTCTCCAGCTGCGGCAGTGTGTAGTCCAACCCGGCCTTGCGATACTTCTCATAGAAAGCATCGCCGAAGTTGTCGTTGCCAAAGATGCTATCGATCGCCGTCTTGCCCTGATTGAGCCGAGCCTGGCGCTCGTTCTCTTTGTCGCGAGCTTCCTGGGCGCGCTGCATCTCCAGCTGCACCATTTGATTGTTCGATGGTCCGCTTCCGCCTTTACCGCCCATGTGCTCACCTCATACTTGCGCGTTCGGATCGACCGGCGCCGTCTTGCTGTAGTCTGCCCAGAAGCCGGGCGGCGTCAGCACCGACTTGGCGACGATGTTGCCGGTGGAATCCTTGGTGGTCTCGGTGCCGGACACGCCCTCGGCCGGTGCGGTCGTGGTGTCTGGCTTCGAAGTGTCTTCCGCGGGCTTTGCCGTAGCGTCAGTGGCCGCTTTCTTGACGTTGATGTTCGACTGGTACCCAGTCATATCCAGCGGCGCCTTCTTGGCCAGCGTCTGCTGTGCCTCTTCCAAGGTTGCATTGCCCGACTTGTCGAGCGGTTCCTGGTAGTACTGCTGTCCACCGCCACCCTTGCCGCCCATGACTACTCCTACTTGCTTATGCTGAGACTGCCTTGTGTGTTCGACGCTTTCTGTTTGCCCTGCGCATCCCAATTCGACGGCGGCGCCAGCAGTGTCGCGGCCAGCTGGTCGCCGGTGGTGGTCTGCAGTTTGCTGCCGCTGCTGATCGGACTGCCGGCCGAGATCGCCGGCCCGAGTGGCGCGTTCGGGTCGACTGCCGGCGCGGCCGGTGCCGCCGGTGCGGCGGCTGCGGGCGCGACGATCGGCGGCGCCACTGGTGCCGGTGCCGGCTCTGGTGCGGGTGCGGCTACGGGCTCTGGCGTCGCCTCCGGCGCGGGCGGCGCGATCCAGTTCGGATCGGTTTCTTTGTTCCAGAAGCCGCCGTAACCGTCATATTCGGGCGGCAGGGCCGGGTTTCTGATGTATCCGCCGTAGCCGTCGTAGATCGTGTCCGGTTCGATCCGGTAGCCGCCGTAACCATCATAGACTGAATATGGCATGGCCCACCTATCTGGTTGTGCTGATGCTGCCAGGCGTGGTCGCCGGCCGCTGCGATTGATTTGCCCAAATCGACGGCGGTGGCAGCAGCGACCCAGCCAGGAGAGCGCCGGTGGATTGCGGCGGGCCGCCGCCAGGTTGCAGCTTGCTGACGATCGGACCGCCGGCCGGGATTGCCGGGCCGAGCGGCTCGACTGGCGCCGCGGCCGCGGGAGCGGCCGGTGCCACTGGCGGCGCCACCGGCGCCGGTGGCGGTGCCATCTGCGCCGGCGCCATCGGCAGGTTCAGTGGTGGCGGCGCCGCCGGTGCCGGTTCCGGTTCCGCTGCCCAGCCCGGTTCGGATCCCCAATGATAACCGCCGCCTATGTCGTTCCAAGGCATCAGAGCACCACCGTGAAAATCATGCCGACCGGCTCGCCACCGAAGTGCCGACCGATCATGTTCATCAGTGAGTTCTGCTCCGGCATACCGGAGCAGATTGGGAAGTTGATCACCTTGCAGCCGTCGCGGCGGGCCAAGGTGATGACCATGTCGACCAAGCGGCGGCCGAGGTCGGTGCGCTGGTACTTCGGGATGGTGTAGGTCTCGTCCATCACGCCCATCGGCTCGGAGAACACATCGAACACATGGTAGCTGCAGACGCCGACCAGCTTGTTGTTGTCCAGCGTATCGAGCGCGATGACGTACATGGCGAACTGGGTGCCGACCGCGTTCGCTAAGTAGCGTTCGGATTTCTCCCGGTGATACTTCAGGTGCTTGGCCCAGCCGGACAGCTCGAAGAACTCGCCGAGGAAGTCGGCAAGCATCGGAGCGTCGGCCGATTCCGCCATGCGGACGTTAATGTGCGGGGTACGCACCGTCCGCTTTGGTTTTGGTAGTTTGATAACCGGAATATTCATCAGCCAGCCACCTGTACGAAATGAAGTCCTCACCCTCGATGCCATAGCCGGACAGCACGCCTTCGGCCCTGGCGCCAATTAAACTCATGAATCTGCGGACATCATCCCGGTGGCGTAGTGCCACCGCATCAACGCGGTGTATTCCGAGGTCGACCAACATCGGTAGAACGAAACCACGGATCTGCCGCATCATTGGTAACACGGCGCGACCCCAGTCGTCAGTGCCGAAGGCGAAGCCGGCAGCCACACCCTGGCGTTTCAGCACCGCGCCCCAGACTGAGATCGGGCCGCGGTCGAGGCTCCAGGCGCAATACACAAACAGCTTGTGCCGCATGATCAACCCTGGCAGCCGCTCCATGTCGGTGCCAGCCGCGGTCATCTCGGCTACGTCTTCCTCGCGCATGTGCTGCAGCACATGCCGGATTATGCCGACGTCGGCCTGGGCGATCTCGATCATCCGGTCTCGGCCCCTGCGTAATGTACCACCATGTTGGACAGGGTTTGCGGTCCCAGCTCCTGCGACCGCAGCCGCAGCGACATGTGGGTGGCGTGGCCAAACAGCTGGATCTTGCCCTGTGGGAACGACGGTCCGTTGAACTCGCCGATGACGTCCTCGATCGTGGGGTCGGCCACATTGAACGCGGCCGACACCTGCCACGGCACGCCGGAGCAGGTGGCATCCAACGCAGTGAAACCTTTGAAGGTGGCCACGCCCTCGCCGGCGTGAAATGGGAAGATCAGCTCGACCGGACAGTCGTCATAAATGGGTCCGACATCGGAGGTGCCGCCGTAGGCATAGACGGTGTTGTTATCGTCGCGCACCACCACGCGATTTTGATGGATACAGGCGGCGGTGATGACGAAGCCGGCATCGTACTCACTCCAAGCTGTGATCTTCGGCCCCGGGAACGCTGATAACACATAGATCTTAGAGGTTAAGGGGGCGGCGGCGTCGGCTTTTGAGCCAGACATAATGATCCAGAACCTTCCGGTTACCGGCTGCAGCAGTGCGATCGTGCCGCTCATCCAGTCCGGCCCCATGGCGCGGAATAGATCCTGCATCAGTGGATCCAGCGGCGAGCCGATGTCGGACACCGCCGCAGCCAGTGAAGAGTTTCTAGCGCGTAGTGATCTGACACCTGATTGCGACAGGTACATCACATCGCCGGAGCCGTACTGCATCACTGAGCGCCAGGCGGTGGTGCCGGCCTGGCGCAGCGTCTGCACGTATTGGTTCTTGGTGAAGTCGGGATCCATGATCCACAGCTGCACCGCGGTCGAGGAGAAGATCGCCAGCTTGTCGTAGTAGACCTCGAGCGCCACCGAATCTGTCATATCGGAATCGCCCATCGACAGGTCGATGAAGTTGGTCGGATTGGGCGGCGCCATGCCGGACCAGTCGCCGGCGTTACCGATCGCCGAGAAGTACAAGATGCTATGCTCGACCGTGTACATCTTGTTCTTGTAGGTGCGGCAGTAGAAACCGCGCGCCAGTGGCAGGTTCAGGCCGTCATAGTAGCGGCCGATGTTGCCGGCGGCGTCCTTCCACAGGATCACGAATACTTTGTTGTCGAACAGGTCGTAGTCGACGATCTCATAGATCGTCGCGGTCTGCTGACCGAGCACGCCGATCGACCAGACACCGGACGGCGGCTCGACCTTGTAGGGGCCGTTCGGGCCGAAGGTGTAAAGTTTCTGGTTGACCTCGACCAGGCCGCGACTGGCGCCGTCGACCGACCAGAACGGCACGAACGCCATGCGCTTCTCGATCTCACCACCCGGCGTGACATGGGCGTTGGTCATGCGGCGCAGCGTTCCCGCCGGCGCGGTCAGCTCACTGCGCCGTAGATCCAGACCGGCAGCGAAGTCGGTGATGGTGAAGTAGGGCAACTACTCCCTCCATCAGTTCGGGATGTAGTCGAGATAGCGGACGCGGCTCGCGGACTTGTCGGGATCGAAGCCGCCGCGCTGATTGCCGCCCATGTTGTAGTTCTGCCTCTTGTCCGCCCCCTGGTCGGCCAGCACCCGCCGCAGCGCGTTCTGCGCCTTGGTCAGCTTCATCGGCGCTGCTTCACTCTTCTGCACAGCCAGCATCTCGGCCGCGGCAAACAGCACGATCACCTTGGAATCGATGATGCAGGTATCGGTTGACGCCACCAGCGGCGACAGCGGCGCCTGGCCCTCGAACCGCATTATCAAGTTGTCGGTGGTCGGCACCGGCATTATCCGCAACTGTCCAACCGGATTGGTTATCGGCGCGGCACCCGCCGTGTTGACGGTGACGACGTTGCCCCAACGTGTTGGATTGCCGGAGTTAGACATCCCCGGGCGGACCATGTGCGCCTTGATGCCGTAGGACAGCGGCGTCCATGACGACTTGACGGTCAGTACCGGCGGCGGCACGGATGATGCCGTCCAGAGTGTTGGAGCAGCTGCGCGCTGTTGTGCGAACGTCAGCGGCGGTGGGCCGTTGACTAGATCGAAGTTGAGCCGCCAGACCGAATTGTCGGCAATATCGCGTGCATAGGTACCAGCCGCGTAGAAGGTTGAATTTGCCCAGTACGGCACCGTGGTTGTTACCAGGCTACCTTGTGCCACCCAGATCTGGGCGATCTGATCGAACGCCATCGCCGGCGGGTAGGAGTAGATCTCCTGGTTGGAGATCAACGGTATGTCGACCCACATCTTCAGGTGCTGCCAATTGTAGGCGTCCCACAGCTCGCGCTGCTGCCGCGCCAGCAGGACATCGATCGTGTCCTGCGCCTGCACTCCCTGGGCAGGGTTGAGCGATGCGCCAATCTCGGCACGTAGCTCGCGGCGCAGCTCCAGCAGCGTGACCCCCAGTGGCACTAGCCGGCGTCCTTATGCTCCGGTGGCGGCGGTGTCCGGCGGCCGCGTGCCGGCCGGAAGATCGGCTCGAGTTGGGTTCCGGCCTTGGCGACTTCGTCCTCGCCGTCGTCTTCCTCGTCGTCGCCGTTGCCGTTGGTGATCGCTGGCGCGACCTTGGTGGAGATGGCGCCGCCTTCATAGTGCGGCAGGTTCACCTCTTCGGTCATCATGTAGTCCATGCGGAAGGCCCGCCCCGGGAAGCACCGCTCGACAACTTCACGGCCATAGATGCTCATCAGCCGGTTCTTCTCTTCGGTCGGCCACACTTCGCCGATGCCGATCGGCATGATGTCCATGACGTTCTCGTCGCCGTGCAGCGTCTGCAACACCTGGATCTCCGGCCAGGTCACCGGGTTATGTGCGCCATAGATCACGGTATGACAGTTCTGACCGGCAAGGTTGATCTTGCAGGCGCAGTATTGGATCTGCTTCGCCATAGTCTCTCCCTAATGAAAAAGACCGGAGTGCTAAGAGTGTCCGCTCCCCGCACTCCGGTCCCGCGCTGCGATCAGACAATATCCATGACGACAGCGCCGTTGAGGCGCCGCGCACAGAGTTGCCCGGTCGAAGTGATGGATCGATAGATCACGTACTTATCGGGTGCGCGATCCGGTGAGTGCTGGTGGCGCCACTCGTCCTGCATGGCGACCAGGTAGATGTCCCGCGAATCATACCAATAGCAACGCTTGCTCTTGCCGAGCTGGTCCAGCGTTGGGTCGTATTCGAAGTCGGTGCCGGCATAGGAAATTTGCCCGACACTGACATCCTTGGCGCCAGAGAAGCCCTGCATGCTGTAGTTACCGTTGGCGCGCAGTTCAGCTTCCAAGGCAGCAAGCCAGTCACTGCCACAGAAGCCGGTGTTCGGCTTGGCGCCGTACCGGGTGAGCTGGCGATACTCTTTCTGCAGCAGGGTGATCAACGCGCCGCCGTTGGCGGCACTGGACGTAATTGGCCCGCCACCCCAGGCTGACAGTGCCGGCGTGCCGGTCACAGCCGTACCCATCGCCGAGGTATAGGCGCGGTTCCTCCACCACGGCTTCTGCGCCCGGTTGATGCCAGCGACGATGCCAACGCTTGGGTCGTCAGTGACCAGTGCCGCCATGCCGGCTAAAGCTTTGGCATCAGTGGCGCCGTTGGTCCACAGCAGGTTGTTCATGCAGCGGGCGTACTGCTCGCTGACATCTTGCAACGCATCCTGCAACAACCCGACCAGGACGGTGTCGTCGCGGCCGGAGTGCTCGTTGACGTCGTCCATGTTGCCGGAGTCGGAGACGCTGATGCCGTCGGTCTTCAGCTCGGAGTGGGTGAGCATGATGCCGATGTGCATTTCCTTCCAGGGGAACACCGCCTGGGTCAGGTTCGCAGGGGTGTAGTAGGTGACCGCGTCGTCGAGCTGGTAGCCCTTGAGCTGGTCGTCAGTGCCTGGCGCCGCGGTATTACCGAAGTCACCCTTGACCGAGATGATGATATTCCCCTTGCCGCCGGGGAAGGTCTTCTTCTTGGATTCCATCGCCGCCAGCAGCGGCTTCTCCTGGATCGCCTCCTGGAAGGCGGTCCCTTTGTTCATCCAGTAGTCCAACGCCGCCGTAGTGATGTGGGCGAGCAGTGGCGCAGAATAGGTAGGCATTTAAGCACCTCTGGAATTAGAGGCGCGGCGCTCCCTCGCGAGCAAATCTGACTGCTTCCAGCAGTGACGTAGGCTCGGGTGCCACACCAGCGGTTCTTCCGGTGCTGCTCGGGACGCGCGATGTGGGCATTCGCTGGGGTTGGGACCAAGCCTTGTACTGCTCGTTGACACGGCGAAGCGCCTCTTGGGCGATCTGGATGCCGTTCTCGGGCGACTTGGGTGG